AGAGCTCAAAGGGCTAAGAGCCCTCCCGACTGCTATAGGTATTTATCAGGTTAGGTTGTAACGCACCAAACCGTTAGGCATTTTGACGATAGTTGCCATAAAGCCGTAAATCGCTACCTGCACTTGCAAGTTTGATACGACGTTTACAGACATATACGCCTGTGGGCTGCGGTAAACAGTCATAGCTTCAGGAGCGACGATAAACGCGGAGTCGTCGATAGTTGTAGCTACCATTTGGTGATCTACGTATAGATCGAGACCAAGCACGTTACCGCGGATCGAGGTAGGCGTGGACAAACCGCCGCTGTTCATAGGTGCCGCTGCATTGTAAATAGGGCGACCTGTTGAGTCTGTAGCGCCCATTAGTAGGCTCCACTGTGACGGACCGGCAATATAGTTACGCGCAAAGTAGCTAGTGTTTTTGTAAACGTTAGCTGACTCAGTTGATACGTAAGAAATAATACCTGCGCTTGTAGCTGCTACTGCAGTACCTTGTACGCCGCCTGCGACAATATCGGCAATTACTGCCGCATCTGTTGCAAGAGAATACGCACGCTGTAACTGGTTTGTAAGCTCTGCATAAAAGTTCGGATCGCTGCGCTCAAGGAGCTCAACGCTCAGCGTATTCATACCGGAATATTTCTTTACTGTACCGGATAGGTACTGTGTAACCATACCTGTGTTTTGTACAGCTCCAGCTTCCGCTTCGACTGTTACAACAGGTGCAACGCCTGACTGACCACCGGCGCTAGTCACAAGTGACGGCACTGAAATAGTCATACCTGAATTAGGCAAAACGCCCTGTGATAGCGCGTTAATTGTTGGTGTATCGAAGTTTGTATTTGATACAAAGTCCGTTAGATATTGAGTTGGGTTAAATGCAGGGTTTGTAGAAAAGCTATCGTCCGCTGCGGTTACGTATAACTTTGAGTCATCATTACCGAGAGCAGCTTTAATTTTGTGCTCTGTATATGCTGCCATTGAGTTAATCGGTGTACGTACTCTTTGTGAGTCCAACACTGACGGACGGATAATCTTACGAGCGGCTTCGACTTTTTCAGCCTCTACCGGTGTATCTACCGGAGTTTCCTCCGGTGTATTTTCTGGGGCTGTAGTCACAGCTTCCTCGCTTTCGGTTTCAGTTTCGATTTCTACGATGGTCGTATTTATCGTTGTTGTTTTTGTGCTTGTACTTGTAGCTGCTTCGAGCGCTGCTCTTGCGGCTGCAATATCAGTTACGGATGCGCTAGAAAAGGCTGCACTCTCTACGAGGCTAACCTCTTTGAGGACCGCAGCCGTCACTAACAGGTAATCCCCTTTTGGCTCTGAGGCGGTGACGTCCACCCCAACGGATAAGCCAGTAACTAGGTTTTCCTGGGCCAGTACTAACGCATCCTGTCCCCGGGAGCTGTTAGATAACTTAAAGGATCCATAAATACCCTCCGGAGCTGTTCCCTCACTAAATGAAATAGCGCGACCTACCGGCTTATCTTGTTGATGCTGCGATAATAATTTTATTTTAGAGGCATCCGGAATAGAGATGCTGCCGCGCTGAAATACAACAGGACCAGCACTTGTATAACCTACCTCGCCATATGGCGCGACAAGTCCCGAAATTACGCGGCGCTCTGTATCAGCTGCCTGTATTTCTTGATTAAACGTTAGTAGCACTTGCATCTCCTAGCGGTGTGAGTTGTTCCATTTGTCTAGCTTGTTCTACGTTAATTAAATCGAGGTTTAACATTTTCTCGATAATATCTAAACGATCTTTTGCATCCACTCGTAAAAATGAGTCGTCTACCGCAAAACGCACCTGATTTTGTGAGTTTGTTACGTCGTTCATAGATAAACGATCCTCAATAGCTGAGATATAAGGCTGTAATGAATAAGCCACAAACTCGCGGCGACCGTCGATAATATTTTGGTACGTCATTGAGTTATTCATATCAGCCGAAATATAATAAGCCGGTACGTTCATAACTCTAGCAATTTCAGTAGCTAGATACTGTGATGCTTCGTTATACATCATATCTTTAGGACTAAATCCAATATTTTCTACGCTTAAAGTAGAAGTTAAATACGCAGTGCTGCGAGATGCGCGAGATGCTTTCCAGGATGCTAATAAACCTTGTATTTGTGACTCAGGTAAATCTGCTCCATTATTTTTTAATACTGTTGTAGCCATAGGAGTAGCTGCGCTTACAGCTGCAGCGCGTTGTATATCGTAAGCAGCTTTAATAGTTGTACCGGCTGTTTGTAATACGCCAGGGATAAGAGACTGAAAAGTAACGAGCGATCCGATACCGCCCATAGGTACCTTAATACCGTCGACAAAATAATCTTGCACCTCTGTACCAAACTTATCGGTAGTGTAAGTAACGCGATTATTAGCGACCCACTCAAAGCCGGACGGTCTGCCGTCATCTGCATACAAGCTTGTAACACGCCAATAGGCGACCGAATAAAATATAAGGGAGTCAACCGTCGCACTTATTGTAACGCTGCGAGGCTGTCTAATATCCGGCTGCTCTAACCAAACTGGAGAGCCTAATTCCTCACCGGTAGATTTTTTATAAAGTTTAAGGTCAATACTCGAAATTACACCGGCAATTAAATTACGGCAGCGGCTAACACTTGCAACTTGTAAAGCAAAATTACGATCTATACCAACGCCGTTATATCCGTAAGCAGAGTTTGTATTAAATGATCCATAACCGTAAGTAGTATCCATTACGGCAGGTGCGTACTGGGCCTCGATAGCGGGCTTTTCAGCTCTCTTAAAACCAAAGGTTTCTAGTAATCCCATAAGAGGGATTTTCTCAATTAGTCAAGCATTACGCAGTTTTTAGCGTACGTGTCTAACTGTAAACCTTAGCTTCGGTAATAGGCTGGCTGAGAATATGGACCACCATACTTAGCCCAATAGCCGCATCGACCGGACCGGCTGATTTTCTACGGATAATACGCCAGCTGGCATCCGATACTTTAGCTGCGCAATTATCCATACTCTCGACTAATTCATTTTGGCCGCTATGGACAAGGCGTTTATTTACCAGTGCATCGTAGAGATCTCCGCAGGCCTGGTAAGCCGTTTGGCCCGAAATATCCCTAACAGCTACCCCCGACATTTCCAAGCGTTTAGCTATAGAGGCCGTCGTATATTTGTCGTAGCAAACGGTCCGGGGAAAATAAATATTTGTCCAGTGTTTAATTCTCTGAGCTATAAATAGATCGTCTACTGCCACGTCGTTATGGAAAACCTCTAATACAGCTACCCCGATTTTACCGGAGGGCAAGAGCTGGCCCATAACTAAACTTGCATCGCGGCGGCTCGGTGCAACGTCAAAACCAAAAATAGTAAGAGGTCCAGGGTTTAGCTGTAACGTTTTATCGCCAGCCTCCTCCACACTCCTATAAGGCCAGGGTGATACCAGGCTGGAGATCCAAGTGCAGAGCGTTTCCGTGCGGGTAGTTTCGATAGGGCTCGTAGCTATTGACTCCTCTATAGCCTCCTCCGTAATTGTGTACCCCAGCGCTGGGTTTGCCTGGGCCCAGGCTTTACGATCCGTAATTTTGGCAAACTGCTCGGCCGAATATTCATAAAATCCAAAAGTCTTAGGTGGAAAACTTAAAGCCCTCTCGCGTAAATCATTGAGCACCGTACTAAACGCATCTCCGGCATTTGAGGTTAACAGGGTTTGAGAATTAGGCCGGGCACGTGTTACCGGCATAGCTGCCCGGTAGCCCTCCTCCGAGATTTCGCGCACCTCGTCAATATAAAGTAAATCCGCTGTACGTCCGCGGCTGCCGTCTCGAGTAGCTGCTACAACATCCAGGCGAGTCCCATTTTTAAGCTCTATCGACTCAGTGCCGTTAGCAAAGCGTATCTGTTTAGTCTGCTTACTCAGCTGGTCGCTGCCCTCGATCGCGTAAGCCACTTGCCTAAAAGTCTCAAGTGCCATAGATCGGTTAGAGCTCATAATTACAACATTTTTAGAGTCAAATAAAAACATATGCGCCAGCATTAACATACGCGCAAGATGCGTTTTACCGTTTTGCCGGGCACAAAGTACGAGGTTTGTTTTACGGATAAACATACCGGCATCGTCGACGGTACACATATCGTTAAGTACAAACTCCTGCCACGGCAGTAGCGGCATCTCAAGGCTATTAGCTAAGTCTGCTATCTCTTTACCTCGACTTTTGCCTTTAAGAAAAGGCGTGTGTAATCGGGGCTCAGTAGCCCCCAGGCGGGGCGTTTTTGTTTTGGTCATATCCCTACTAATCCTGTCTCGCTTGGCCTACACACGGACCGGCTGGGACCGTACTGGACTGTTTCGGGGAGATTAAGCGCGG